TTTTAGAAAAAGTTAAAAATTTTGATTTTTAAAACATAAATTACCTATATAAATTTTCAGAGCTTTGATTATTTTTATATAAATAAGCAACCCATTTTTCATATCCATTAAAAATTTTTGTCTTATACATTTTATTAGTACCTATATCCTTATCTCTTGCCTGACTCCATCTAGGATGCGATACATCTGGATTCACATTGGCCCAGAAACCATATTCTTTAGGTTGAATTTCTTCCCAAAATGTTTTCGGTCTTTTTGCCACAAAATCAAATGAAACTATAGATTTTATAGATTTAAAACCATATTTCCATGGAACTACTAACCTTAAAGGTGATCCGTTTTGATTAGGTAAAGGCTTTCCATATACACCAGTAGCAATAAAAGAGAGATCATTTTTTGCTTCCTCTATTGTAAGCACCTCAGTATAAGGCCAAGGAAACCAATTTTGTCTTTGAGAAGAAACATTATCTGGATCAAAGAAAGTTTTCATTACTAAATACTTTGCGTCTGTTTTAGGTTGAGCAATATTTATTATTTCTCTTAAAGAAAAACCACTCCAAGGAACAACCATTGACCAAGCCTCAACACATCGCAATTTGTAAACTCTTTCCTCTAAAGCTACTTTCTGTATCAATTGGTCTATATCTATTTCAAATTCCTTATCTATCATACCTTTAAAAGAAATTGTCCAAGGACTAGTAATTAATTTACTTGCACTCCTTTTAATATTTTTGGTTGTGCCAAATTCGTAATAATTGTTATAATTTATCACATTTACTCTCATTAGAAAGTGGTTCTGATTTATTACAATTACATAGATATAGTGAAATTTTAAATTTAACATATGATAATGTTAGAATAGAAGATAAATGTAAATTATGCACCAGTGTTAAAAATATGAAGTTAGTTTTACCAGATATTATTAATTCTAATTCTAATAATCCTGATGTTAGTGATTTTATATTATATCATGGCGCACAAAACGTTATGTATAAATTTTATTCAAACGATGAGCAATTAGACAATTATGAACAATTATTCAATGATAATAAAGGTGGTATTTTACCATTAGCCCATGTATTAGATTATATTAGAAAACATAAAGAATAATTAAAAAATATAAGGTATTGTATATATTTATAATAAATACAATATGAAAAACAAAACTTTAAAAAAAACTCCATCTATTACTTCAACAAAATTTAATACAAAAATATGTAATGACAAAATGACATTTCAAGAATGTGAAATGGCTATTTTAAGACAATCTGTTGATAAGGCGAACGAAGCTAAAGGAAAACGCACAGTTAATAATGAAGATGTTAAAAAAATATTAACTATTGTTGAAGATTTTATTAAAGATAATAAATTAATATGTTATGGCGGAACTGCTATAAATAATATTTTACCAAAAGATGCTCAGTTTTATAATAAAGAAGTAGAAATTCCGGATTATGATTTCTTTTCTCCAAACGCTTTAGATGATAGTAAAAAATTAGCTGATATTTATTTTAAAGCTGGTTATACTGAAATAGAAGCTAAAGCTGGAATGCATTATGGCACATATAAAGTATTTGTAAATTTTATTCCTATTGCTGATATTACTAATTTAGTAAGTCCTATTTACAAATCTATTTATAAAGATAGTATTACTGTTAATGGAATACGTTATACACCTCCTAACTATTTAAGAATGTCTATGTATTTAGAATTATCACGACCTGATGGTGATATATCTAGATGGGAAAAAGTATTAAAACGATTAAATTTATTAAATAAATATTATCCTTTAGAATCTAAAAATTGTAATATGATTGATTTTCAACGAAAATATGAAAATAAAATGGACCCTGCTGAAAAAGTATATATGATTACACGTGATACTTTTATTAGAGAAGGATGTGTCTTTTTTGGTGGTTACGCATCTGGTATATATTCAAAACTTGTAAAATCTAATAAACATAAATTACAAAAGATTCCGGACTTTGACGTATTATCCGAAACTCCTGAAAAAACCGCAGAAATATTAAAAGAACAATTAAAGAAAGAAAATATAGATATCAAGATGAAAACAAATGCTGCTATTGGTGAAACAATACCTGAAAATATTGAAATATACCTAGGAAAAGATGAAACTATTGCGTTAATACACAAACCTATTGCTTGTCATAGTTATAATGAAATATATATCCATAATAATAAAATAAAAATTGCGACTATCGATACTATTATGAGTTTTTATTTAGCTTTTATATATGCTGACATAGATTTACATTATGATAGATTATTATGTATGGCAACTTATTTATTTGATATACAAGAAAAAAATAGATTAAAACAAACAGGTGTTTTGAAAAGATTTACTGGCTCTTGTTATGGAAAACAAGAAACACTTGAAGATATGCGGTCAGAAAAAGCACACAAATATAAAGAATTAAAAACAAAACAAAAAACTAGAGAGTATGAAGAATGGTTTTTAAAATACACTCCTGGTGAGAAAAAACCTGTCAGGAAGCAAACCAAAAAGAACAAAGAAAGCACAAAGCCTAAAAGATTTTTACAAATTTTTGGATTGTAAATTATACAGAAAAAAAGAGCAGGGATTTTTATTTTTATATTTAGATTAGGTTATTGAATATTATATAGAATTTAAATGTTAATAATAACATCATAATTGAAATTGATGTTATTAGAAGAGTCACTATAAAATGACTAATGAACCTATTAATAAAACCATTTACATTTATTGCATTAACATCAAATGTAAGCATTGAAATCCATAAGGATAATACTATTATAACTTGAATATTAATAATATCAATCATAATAAATAAATTATTGAACTAATTTATATCTATAACTATTAATAATAATCATTCAATTTTACAGGCTAATTAAAAAATTTGTTATTTTTGTAAATGTATAGTATATATTTCCAAATAATAAGCTTTTAAACAATAATCCATAGAAATTAAAGTTACCATCATCATTATAAATAGATAAAAACGAAAAGCGTTTGAATATAAATGTATTTATAATGGGCAATTGAAACAAAAAGTATAATATAGCTACTAATACTGGTACTTGAAAATCTGTTATTAAATCATCATAATATTCCGATTGTTTTTTGTCATTTTCATGTTTTTGAAGTTTTTTATCATTAAAATCTTCATAATCACGGACATAATCTGGAGAACTTTTCTTAGGGATATAATTAGGTTGGACTTCTTTATCTTGTGAATATTGTGTAGTATCATGATGAATATGCCTAGATGGTAACCTCTGTTGTTGTTGTGGCATTATCATTTCACGTTGTTCTTCGGAAAGATATTGAGGAACCTGTTGTGTAGCCATTGAATTCATTTGTTCTTGTTGTACAGATTCTACCTGTTCTGGCATTTTCATAATAGGGTTTTGATCAGAAACTCCATAAGGATTTGGGTGTGTATTTAATGGTATATAGTTAGTTGTTTGCTCTGGTTGTTGATTAATATGTTGAATATTCTGTGTATAACTCGTTTGTTGTTGTGGTAAATTATTATTTATGGAATCAGGTAAATCCGCAATACGAGTTATTGTATTTTCCATTTACTATACAATATAAGATAACAAAGATTATATAGTTTTACGAATATGATAATTATTCAGTAATTTTATCAGTAGGTTCAGATACTTCTATTATTCTTTTTGTTTTATCACATTTAGTTGATATACTTTCATATTTATAACATTTATCATTATGCTTAAATATTTTATCTTCTATGTTACTAATCACTGGTCCATTAAATTTTATACAATTTTTATCTGTACAAACTTTTCTAAATAAACTTGCTAAACCCAAGCCTAAAAGTATCGATATAAAAGTTTGTCCTAATTCTGTATGTAATAAACGTTGTAAATTCATAATATTATACACTAATGCGATATAAATAATTATACTAGAGAATTATTATCATCTTCTAATTCTATTTTTAAATCATCATTATTCGAGAATTCATCTCCACTCTGTGACGAGTCTATATCATCATCATCCTCAAATATACTTGACAATCTTGACATAAACCCTCTCTTACGGTTATTCACTAATTTTAAATCAGTATTATTTTCATATTCATCATTATCATTACTATTATCTTGATTTTTATTTTTACTATCATTTTTTTTAATAGTCCAGCGATTATCTAAATATTTTTGAGTAACTTTTAATTTATTCTCTAGTTTTCTACATTGTTCTCTTAATGCATATTTATTCGGGTTTCTAATACGATCATATGAAACTCCTATTAACTTACTGTTTGGTTTAACATATACTGGTGGTGCTAATTCGTATTTATTTATCCACCCTGTATTTTTATGATGAACATTTCGTTTATATACATATAAATCTTCCATATCAGATAATATATCATATATCAAATCAGTTGTATCTTCAGGCCTACATCTACTCTTTATCTTTTCATATTCATTAAATTTTTCATCTAAAAATTTCTTGCCATTATGTTCTCTATATTTTCGATCTATTGAAATCATTTTGAAAATATCTATACTGATTCGGTAATATTCTTTATGTGTAGCTAATTCAGTTTCCATTTTATCTTGATATTGCATAAATATTTCAATTCCTGTAATTATTCCACACAATAATGATATTCCACTACTAATAATTGAAATAACCTCTTGTTTTAGATGTTCTTGAAGTCCAACTGATGCAAATGTATTTATTGCACTAAATGTAATTATTGGAATTCTATACCATTTTATAGCTCTTTTACATGTATGATATTTGTATTTATGAAATTCACTTAATTGAGAACAATTAATTCTTAAATGATCCAATACACGTTCAATATTAAGAGTCCAAGTTTTTTCTATTGGTATTGTGTTGTTAATTATATCATCAGTATCCGTTCGTTTTTTATGTTTTTCGCTAATATCAGACATTTATATTGGAAATATATTTTTTGTACATGTTATTTACATAAATAACATACAAATTAATTACTATGATTGTATTGGGATTTGTGTAATTTCTTCAATATTGGAAGGACACTTTACTTCTTTTTCTTTAAATTGAAAACATGTATCTGTTTTATCCTTATATTGCAAGATATCTATATTTTCTGGAGTTGGATATACATATATTTTACGCGTGTCAGGCATGGTAATATAAACAGCAAATAAACCTAACGCTAAACTAATTAGAAAAATTTTTAACTTTATATAATTAAACAATCCCATTATAATATATAAAAACAATAGAAAATATAAATTATATATTTTTATTTATACGGAATTTACATATATAGATTCTATTGGCGTATTACTATTTTGCGTTTCAACGCAAATAACCGCTGCTGTTTCTACAACGCATGTGGTTTCATCTGGTCTTACTAAGATTGCTTGGGGTAATTCTTCTGTATCATTTATTGGTGTATTATTATCAACTATTATTTTATTGCTACTTAAATTCATATTTATTATTTTGTGTCTTGATTTATAAATTATTGATACTACTAATATTAATAATATTACTATAAATATTATTGTATTGTTATTATTAGATTCATTCACTTTATTTATCATCATTTCATTTACTGTAGGAACCGATGTTGGATATCTAGTTGGATATGATACTGGTGCTCTTGTTGGTCGTATTGTAGGTCTTGATGTCATTGGTGCCGCCGATGTTGGATATCCTGTAGGATAACTATCTTCTTGAAAATATGTTGGTTGAAACGTTGGTGTCATCTCTTTCGTATTTATTAACTTTATAATTATTGTTCATTATTATAATTATAAAATATGCAATTTTTTATTACTTTTTTGTCTTCTTTTTCTTCTTCTTTGTAGTTTTCTTTACCTTCTCCTCTACTTCAGCATCATCACCTTCAATATATTTCATAATATCAGGATGAATATATGACCTTTCTTGTGCAGAAGCACCATCTAATTTAAAAATAAATTGACTAGACTTATCTGATGATTCCAATGAAAATTTAGCTGCTAGTTTTTCCTGTTCCTCAATTTGTTTTTGAACTATTGCTGCTTGAATACGTGCTTTTTCTAACTCTTTTTCACGTTTTGCATTCATACGTTTTTTCATATCTTCTTTCATTGTAGCTGATTTTGTCATACGGTCTATCGCATTGGTATCAATTTTCATATTTTTACCCAAACCACCCATTCCTTTTGCTAGTTTTGAAATCATTTCATTTAGTTCAGCTCCACCTGCTGAATTTTTCATTTTTCCTAACAAGTCTCCTGCTTCTTTCATCAGCTCTTCTTTTGATATTTCGCCACTTTTCATTTTGGAATCTAACTTACCTCCTACTTTTTTCATTAAACCCATTATCTTTGCTGGATTTTTCATTAATTTTTTTATAACGTCCTGTGGATTTGCGTTATCATCTGTTTCTCCAATTATATCAGAAAATTCACCTGATATTTCTTCTGCCATTTCTTTCGCTAATGAACCTATTTTTCCATTAAATAATGTGTTTAAATGTTCTTTCATATTTTCCATATCAGGCATCCCTTCCATATTAAATGGCATAGACGATTGCTTTTCATTTGATTCACTATCAGAATTGCTGTTATCCATATTTTTAAAAAAATCTGTTAATCCAGACATAGTTTCTCCTAATTTATCTTGTAATTCTTTTTCATCTATTCCTTCAAACATATTCATTGAATCACCAAATGAACTTTTATCTGTAACACCATTTACTATAGTAAATAACAACAACTGTAAATATTTCCAAATTGTTTTTCTAATACTATCTGTAACACCTTCAGAATTATATAATTTTTTAAAATCTACATTTGGTAAAAAAAATGTATTATTTTCACTGTCATTATTAAATATATCTTCATTTTGATATAAAATATCAAAAAATCTTTCTGGATATATTTTCATGCAGTATAAATACAAGTCTTTTATATCTTTGTCATCCATACTTGATGTCAAATGTTGCCATAGATTACTATACTCAGGAAATGTAACGCTAAGATCCTTTGTAAAATCATTTACAACTGTTATAAAATTATTAGGTATTTCAATTGAAGTATCCATTATATATTATGAATATAATCTATTTAATTACTTTTTAATAATTATAATTTATTTATAGTTTGTTGCATTGAATTTAATAACATTTCATTGTTTAACTTTTTTATATATATCACCACCATTATAATGTGAAGAACGCTTTAGAACTGGTTTGGGTAAATATATTTTATCTACATCTTTAATATTTTCAGAATAAAATTTATGTAATTCCGCCGTATTATCCGTATCTGATTTATCTATCTTCAAATTACTTATATTGTTCTTAAACATTGTATTTAAAATATCCATGTATATATTTATATATCTTATTTTTATTCAATTTTACTGGTTTTATTCAAAAATATATAAAATTGCATGACTTTATAATAAGTAATATAATATAACTTCTATTTGAAAACCATTATTCAAAAACTATTATAATTATGAGCACAATTCAAATTTATATTCCACGCATTTTAGGTTCTGTTAATAAAAACGATATTATTAACGTATTTAAAACTATGGAAATTGGTAAAATTAAAGATATTGATTTACACTATAAAATCAATGAAAATAAAAATGCTTATTATTTCGCGTTTATTACACTTGAACTTTATAATACTGAAAGAGCAGA